TTGATTACCAAATACAGGGGTATGCTTCTCCAAGCCGAAGTCGATAATGCAGTTGACGATATCATCAACGAATGTATCATTGTTACGGACAAGGAAAAGCCGGTCGAAATCAATCTGGATGACGTTGATTTACCGGACAGGATCAAGAAACTCATTACAGAAGAATTCGAGAACGTTACCGCTATGTTGGATTTCTCTAACAAGGCGTATGACATTTTCCAACGTTTCTATGTCGATGGGCGTATCCGCTATCATGTCATTATCGACAACGAAACCCCGAAAGAAGGTATCAAGGAATTACGGTATATCGACCCTAGAAAGATTCGAAAGGTTCGGGAAATTCAGGAATTACCCGATCCGGCAACAGGTGTAATCCGCAAGGTCACGAAGTCTGAATACTATATCTATAACGATTCCGGGTTTGCCCCAACCGCCGCAATTCAAGGAAAGGCTACTGCCGCTCAGGGGGTCGCTATCGCCAAGGATTCGGTTGTCGAAGCCACATCAGGCATTCTTAATGAACATAATACTCTTGTTCTATCACATTTACATAAGGCAATCAAGCCGCTCAATCAATTACGAATGCTGGAAGACGCCTCAGTCATCTATCGCATTTCACGCGCCCCGGAACGCCGTGTATTCTATATCGACGTAGGAAACCTACCGAAAGTCAAGGCCGAACAATACCTACGTGATACGATGGTCAAACACAAGAATCGTCTTGTTTATGACGCATCGACAGGTGAGATTCGGGATGACCGGAAGTTCATGACCATGCTGGAAGATTTCTGGTTGCCCCGCCGGGAAGGTGGTCGTGGAACCGAAGTCGAAACCCTGCAAGGCGGGCAGAATCTAGGTGAAATGGATGATATCGTATATTTCCAGAAAAAGCTATACAAATCGCTTAACGTTCCGGTTAGTCGTCTAGAACCTGAAATGGGGTTCCAAATCGGGCGAGCATCCGAAATCAGTAGAGACGAAATCAAGTTTTCACGTTTCATCTTCAGATTACGCAACCGTTTTACGCAATTTTTCGACGGTATCATGGAAAAACAATTGCTCCTGAAAGGTATCGTTACCGCCGAAGAATGGTCGATTATCAAGAACAACATCAGATACGATTTCCGCAAGGATAACCATTTCGAGGAAATGAAGGAAATGGAGATTTTGAGAGAAAGACTATCGACGTTACGTGACATAGATTCGATCAATGGCGCAATCGGGGGCTATTTCTCTAAGCTTTGGATACGTAAGAACGTCCTTATGCAGACGGACGAAGACATCAAGGATATGGATAAGGAAATCAAAGCCGAGCCGAAAGAGGAACAAGACGAAGACCAGAATAGAGGGTTTCCTAAATAACATAAAAGCACACGGGGATTCAAATGAAGAGATTCAAGCAAATCATATCAGAAGTGGAAATGCCGAAATCTGGCAAAGACAAGCGTTTCTTGGACAAACATAAGACGGTCAAGATTCCGCATCCTACTGCCGGGGATGAGGTATTCAAAGGGACTACCAAGAAATCAAGGACAAACCGGGCATCCTATGAAGATGGGGAAGACAAGAAAGTATATGAATCCGCAAAAGAAAAGCGGATCGGCAAGCTTGTCGAAGCCTTCAAGAAAGGCGACAAGGTTCGTATTCTAAACCCGCACGAGGAACGTTTCGGTGAAGTCGGAACCGTCCATCGGGTCGATAAAGGCAAGCAAGCACAGACTGTCAGATTCGCGGATGGTCAGGTGGAATCATTCAACGATGATGAATTGGTTGCCGAAAAATTCGAAATGGAATTGAAAGACGGCACTATCGTTGAAATGGTTCTAGAGGATATTGAGGCCATCAACGATCTATCGGAAGACCTTAACGAATCCAATCGCAAAGCCATGGAAAGTCTTTTGATGATGGATAAGGACGGATTTGACGAGGTTCTACATTTCGCGAGAGAGATTAGATAATGGCCAAAAACAACGTAAAACTTGATGAGACATGGACACTCATTGCCAGCAACGTGACGGAGATAACTTTCGTTAATATGGGACAAAACCCGATCTATATCGGGTTCTCGGTTGATGGTGTTACCCCACCAGTTGCCGATTTCGGTCTACCATACTACCCCGGCCTAGGTGAATTGAAAACCTTGACCGCAGATTTGACATATGGCGCGGCAAGCAATTACGTATGGGCCAGAACCTTTGCGCATACCGGGCGTATCTTTGTAGAAACCGCATAATCATGAAATCCCCATTCGTCAATAGAACCCCAACCCCCAAGCCGGTTATTCTAGTCAACGGCAAGCGTTCCGCGACCGCAATTCCCGGCGATGTATTATCATTTACGGGGGACGGGCCTGTTTCGGAATGGGGCACGAATCTTGTGATAGAGGCTGATGGTGTTGCTACGGTTAACGTGACACCATTGGAATTGCGTTCAGGTAATACCATAAGTTGCCCGGCATTTACCGTGGATATATTAGGCAGGTTCGGTGTAGGTGTCAATTCCGTTATCAGCAACAGATTGAAGAGGGGTTAAGATAATGGAAAGCCTATCCGAAAAGAAACCCATAAGAACATTCCGTATCAAGGTCAATGGTGAAAGTTCATCTGTCGCCTTTGAAGGCGATAACCTGACCATTCACGGTTACGGTCCATTGTCCGAATGGGGGGATGATATCCTTATCGACGTTGATGGTGTGACGACGATCAACGTCAACTCAACTCAATTACAGGCGAATACACCAATTGTATGTCCCGCGTTTAATTTTCATGTGGTCGCCAGAACCGCAAATCAGGTTGGTAAATCGGTGGTCGCTGACGATACTGTCATTCAGGATATGGCTAACACAGCCATTGAAGACATGGCAGGCGTAATTATCAGAAAACTCTAAATAAACCAATCTAATCGGAGCAAGAAAAATGGCAAAGCAGAATTCATTCGGAACAGATCCTAACATCGCGGATAATGATTATGTCTTAGGCGTAAACGTAGCTGATACTACTCAGAGTGCAGCAGGCTCTACGGCAAACTTCCTATTCTCGGATATCTGGAATTACATCACAGGTAAAGCGAAAACTGTTGCCACGATTACCAAAACCGATGGCGTATTGTTTTCGGATACAAGTGACCTAGGTAAAATCAAGATGGATACAAGCAATCCGTATCCTCTAAGAACGAATCCCAATGTCCAATACACCAGCTATAATGCCGGAACAACATCAGCAAATTCTACCCTAACGCTAGACCCTGCAAACGGAAACATGCAAACCGCCATCAATGGTGGGGCATTCACTCTAGCCGTTCCCGCATCTGACACAAGCATCTGTCTACATCTTGTCAATAATGCGACAGCCGGTGCGGTGACTCTGACAGGGTATACCAAGACCGATGGGGATTTGTTGACGACGACAAATGGAGACGAATTCTTCGTTTATATTACCCGTAACAACGGTAAATCCCTAGTTTCAGTGAAAGCCCTTCAATAATGTTTTTCGCTCCCCCAACGCTTAGACTCAAGCCGAAATCGAACGGTGCCCTTCCAGACGTTCTTCTGAACTACAATACCGGTAATCAGCTTGTAACTGTTTCGGGCGACTTTCAGAACATCGGCGGTGGGCAATGGTCGGTTACTCCTGCATGGGTCATAAATAACAATGACGGGACGATCAGTATTCCGACAAGCACTCTGCGTAGTTCGGTATCCGTTGTCATCACATATCAGAACCTTAGTGGTAGTACATCTAGCGGTTTCTCGTTAACCGTTTCAGACGCGACGACGAATATCGTCGGTGGAACGCGAAGCATCATTGTCAACGGTCTTGCGAGCCTTGCCCCGGTTACGGTTAATGGAACCGCACAATCAATTGAGGTGTCATAATGGCGCGTAGTATTTTCTACAGAGTAAAAAGCCCGGTCGGACCTTGGCAAAGAGCCACGGGAACGGTGCCGTTTGCTATTACAGGTCTGGTGGCCGATATCTATGAAGTTGACGATGGTTCAGATGTTCTTGTAAATGCGACCGTGACCGATGTTCCGGCACAAATGGCCGCACCAACCCTAGTACAAATAAAATCAAACGAATTTACAGTAGATTTGGCGGTTGCGCCAAATGATAATAATTCACCTATTACATCGCTAGATATTCGCTATTCGACCGATCAGACAACTTGGACAGAAGTTCTTGGTGTCACAGATCCTTATGTTCTAGGGTCTTTGACAGCCGCAACTCTATACTATGTCCAGACTCGCGCGGTCAACGCCGTTGGTCCCGGTCCTTGGTCGGCTTCGGCAAGTGCCACAACGAATACCGCCGCGACCTTCCCGAACCAGACAGCCCGTATCGGTGCCCTTACTCTTGGTGGGGCCGGTGGTTATCAGATTGTCAACAGTGATGGAATTCCGGCCACGAATGTTGTGGATGCTGGCGGCGGCACAGCAACAGGATACACCCTGTCTACGTCAGGTGTGATTACCCCGACAACCGACGGCAGTCTGGCGGGGCAGGATTCTACCACAATCAATGTAACGGCGGATCAGGGTTCGGCAACGATCACTCTATCCGTGCCCGCTAATGTCGCGCATGTAAGCAATGCGTCACAATTGGAAATTGCCGCAGAGTTAAGCACTCGTGCAATGGGTGACATCATCGAATTACGTGACGGTGAATATAACTCTACTGACGCAGATTTCCGTATAAAAAGAGGCGCACAGCTTACCGGAACTTGGAATGGTTCCAATTATTGTGTCGTCAAATCGGAAAATCCTTACAAGGCCATTATTGGTCATATCGGAATTGATGGTATCACAATCAAGGATTGCTATTTCTCATTCGAGAAACTGACCTTTAATTGTGATGTAAGAGGTGCAGGACAAACAACCGCCCTTATCGGACGAAATCAGGCTTCCTATGTTCGGGTAGAGAATAACAAGTTCATCGGAACCGAAAATCCTGCCCGTTACAATAGAGGCGATTTGAAAGCGGCTATCGACTTCAATAGCACATTGAACGGCAACATTATAATTACGAATAACGAAATGACTGACGTGTCTCTTGGTATCAATATCAAGGGCCGCGATAGCGTTATTCAAGGTAATACTGGTGTCCGTCTTTGGGAAGACTGTATCAAGGTTTCGTCGCCATTTGCCCGTGGTAAGATCATCGGCAACAGCTTTACTGATAAGAAAGCCTCTTATACCCCTTATACGATTACGAATATCACCTATGGTACATCGACCGTAGTAACCGTAACAGATGCTACCGGAATTACAGTAACCAACGATTTTGTGTTAGTGGGTATGACGGGGGCCGATGAATTGGCGGGACGTGTTTTCAACATTTCCGCAGTTACCGGAAACGATGTTACCATTGATGTAAACTCTACAGGCTACACGCCTTATACGAGTGGTGGTACTGCCCGTTACGTGACCGATCATCCTGACTTCATTCAGGGAAGCTTTAGTGGTGCGGCGGCAGGTGATGTTGACGATATCATCGTTAGAGGAAACGTTTTAACAAGAGGTGTCGGAAGCGAATACATGGCCGAAGGTCAAGGTATTTTCTTGACGGATATCGTCTCGCCTGTCAATATCACAAACGCCTTAGTCGAAGGTAATATCATCGAACATACGATGGTCAATGGCATCACTATCGACCGTGCCGTGAATTGCACGATTCAGAACAACGTTTGTGTAAAAAAGCTTGGTCATCCTTTAAGATCTGGCACAAGCCGTATTTCTGTTACAAATGATAGTGGGTGTATCATTCGTGGAAACGTTACCAACAATATCGCGTCTCTTTCCGCTACCACATCTTCTAACCAAATTCTGACGGTCGATTCCGCGTCATATGCGGCGGCGTTCGACGCGCCTTCGACGGGTGAGGGGGCCACGGTCGGCACGACAGCCTATGCGCCGAAAGCTGGCGGGCCACTGGCAACCGCATCGCCGGTCATCGGTGCCCTACCACACCAGAGTTTTGTTTCGCCATACACATTCACTTCGCCGTGGGTCAGTGCCCCGGTCCTATCGAATCCTGTAAACGCCGCAAGTGGCCCGAATGGTTCGACATGGAGTGTGGACACAACAGGCACGACAGGTTCCGTTTATTGGGTGGTAACAGCTTCGGCGACAACCCCCACAGCCGCCCAAATCAAGGCGGGGCAAGACAATACAGGTGTCGCGGCTCCTGCCAGCGGTAGCGTTGCCGTGTCGGCAGCAGGGACCGTAAGCGGGACGGTGGCGGGTCTAACGCCGTCCACTGTCTATTATACTCATTTCGTTCACGAAAACGCATCGGCAGCAACATCCAATGCCATCAGTGCAGCTTCGTTCACGACAACCGCTGTAACAGGTGTTGCGTATGCTGGTCAGTTGACGGCAACAAGCGGAGCAAACATCGGATATAATATCGACCTAACACCTTTGAACCTAGTCGAAAATGATTTCGTATTGGTATCTTATGGTGCAGGTACAGTAACGAATAGGACGATTACATATAACACCGCCGGATATACAGAATTCTCGCAACTCTTTTCGAACGGTACAAACGATACCTCAATGAAAGCCGCGTGGAAATTCATGGGGGCAACACCTGACACGACATTAAGCGTTTCGTCTACAGGTTCTTCGGCAGAAGCTTCGGTTGTGACAATCCAAGTTTTCAAAAATGTTAATTTGGCCAATCCTATAGACGTTGCAGCAGTTACGAGAACGGTACAAGGTACGCGCGTACCCGATCCGAATCCGATTACACCCGTAACCGCAGATTCAATGATTGTTGTTATTGCAACATCTTCTCATAATGATGCCGCCATGCCAGCCCTGACAGCGCCTTACCTAAGTAATGTCAGTAATCAGACATTCGACGGCGGAAGCTATAACGTGTCTGCGTTAATGGGTTCGGTAAAATGGAACAATAGTGGCGCATATGATCCGGCACCATTGACGATAACCGGAGACAGCACGAGCGACACTTACGCAACTATGACATTGGCTTTAAGGCCAGCATAAGAGGTTAAATTATGCCAAGAATCCTTTACAGAGTCAAATCCCCGGTAGGTGAATGGGTGCGGGTTACAGGAACCCCACCCTTTACCGTGGCCAATCTTTCGCCCAACATTTATGAAGTAGATGACGGAACTGGTGTATTAACAGATGTAACGGTAATTGACGTTCCTGCCAAAATGGCGGCACCTACAGCCGCTGTTCTGGACGCTTCGACAATTGAGGTTACTCTAGCCGCAGATCCTGCCGACAATTACAGCACAATCACTTCAAGGGATTTGCGATATTCGACAGATAACAAGGCGACGTGGACCGAAGTTATCAATGTCGTGAGTCCTTATAATATCTCCGGTCTTGCGGCCCAAACTAAAGCAGATGTTGAAACTCGTGCAGTCAATGCAGCGGGTGCCGGTCCTTGGTCGAATACAGCTTCGGCGACGACGAGTTCGACCGGAACCATTGCAGCGACTTCAACGAATCTTATCGACTATGGACCGGGTGCAGTTACCTTCACCTTGGATCGTAACATGCCGGTTTTTCAATGGGCAGATGGTTCATATGGTATTCTGACAGATGCGGCCCCGGCTATCGTATCAGGAGACACACCCGCATCCGCCCCGGATGCGGACGGATGGGTCATGCATGGCATGGAATTGTCTCCCGCTATCGTTCCTCTTTCGGGTGGTACACAGGGTCTTGACCAACTTATCAGCGATGCCGTTCTTGCAAAAAATACCTATTCTATCGCGTATGATCCAGCATTGAATATCGCGCCTTCCAGAACAGGAACGCCAGTTACCCTAGCCTCATTAGGTGCTACCGGAACCGCAGTCAAGGTTGTCAGAACCCCGGCATCAAATATTCCTACAGCTAATGGTAAACGTGATGCCACGCAAATTCTTGAAGGTATCTACGTTATTACGGCGGTGAATCAATCTGCCAATATTGGAGATATTCGCCCGCCGTTGTCAGGCGGCGGAAGTCTACCGTCTGTCATCAATATCAATGAAGCTGATTTCAGTCGGGTAAGAGCCTTTACATTACCTGCCGGTTTGCCAAACACTCTGGCAACTTGTAAGACTTATATGCGTATGCCTCAGCTATCGCATTATAACGAGGGGGAACGCCGTCGCGGTCTCTGCTATAGTGAGAACTATGCGCGAGACATTATCAGAAAGCTATTAGCCCCCGCCGCCCTTTACATGATGGACCCAAACGTTTCTGCGACGGATCGACAAGAAATTCTTGCAGGATTCATGATGAGAGCGACAGACGCTTACGGGGCCTATCAAGGCGGTTTAAGAATGTGGGGCGGCGCTGGACAGATTATTGCTGACCATTTCTGTGTGAGTGTCGTTTCGGCGCTATGTCCGAATAACACGACATTTTCAACATTAGCCGAAGCCATGCGTTCTAACCTGAACGACCAATACCGATGGGCTGATGCAATTGATATAGGTCTACCCGCGCCATTCAACTCTGTTGCGGGACCGGGGCAAGATAACGCACATAACCAACAGCCCATGTTGCCGGAACATGTGGGTTATGGGTATTGGGACTCGCGTGGTCTATCTGATCCTGATACGACAAAATACCCCACAAACTCGTTACCTACCGCAAGATATCGCGACGTGTCATATGGTATGAGTATTTCGGGTATCATGGTCTTAGGTCTTATCAGAAATGGTTGGGAAAAGATCTTTGGTCCTAGAGCGTCTTGGACAAATACAAATAACCGTTTTTCTGCTATTATGGTCATGGACCAAATGCGTAATGTGTCGAGAACCCCTATTTTTACAGCCGGGGGCAACGACGCCGACGATTATGTGTTGACCCTTTGGGACGCGCATCGTGCGACCATGCCCGAAGGTGGTGGGGCTATTGCGATCCAAGACGCGCCGCCTATGCAAACATCCATTGACCTTGTTTCAAATGGTTTCCTGACTCCTACTGCGAGCGGGGCGAATTACGATTATACCGCCCTATCTCCTGATAAGGTAGCGGAATTCACAGGATCAACAATTCCGTTGACCGGGCGGGAAATCAGAACGTCGCATGATGGTGTCCAATTCACCACACCTGTTGCAGCAAATACCACAGGCAGCATTGCATTCACCGGAACAAGATGGATTCAGGAAAGAAGACAGAACAGTTTAGGGTATTCGCCTTGGTCCGTCAACTTCCCGTTATGGAACGGTATCACAGGCGTTCGTAGAAACATTGTAGATGGGGGGACCGTACCTGCGGGCGCACCCGTCAATACGGAAATTCCGAAACTCTATCGTTACCGTTGGGCCGAAGAATCTAAGTTTTGGGATTATGTTGAATTAACCGGGACTATGCCGAACGATAGACAGAATCTGGTTTCCGGTATTGGTCTTTGGCAGAACGGGGTTCTAAACGAAACTTACCAATGGCAAACAAGAACCAATGCCGGTGTCGAAAGCGATATTGTCGGGGCAACTTCTCAGACTTGGCTTCGTGATCCTGCCTTGTTGTCGGATGCGACAAATACCAGAGACGTACGTTGTAAAATCACTGTAGATGACGGTCTTGGCGCATCTACTATAACTTACAGCAACTGGTTGACTATGCCAACGAAGGTTACGGTAGATAATACCCTGTCAACCGAACCAACGGTCATCTATGCCGATCCTTCAGGCGCAACATACGCATATCAATCTGCCGATGGGTCTATCAGATGCACACCCAACGGGACAGCATTCGCAACGGTATACACACCGATTGGAAGCAGTCTAATTGCCGGGGCAACCTATGATTTCTCACTAGAGATTTCCGCAGTGAACGGCTCGGGTCAGATTGATATGCGTGTCGGACAAGTCGGAGTCGGTTACGATAACCTAGGCGTGTCTACAGCACGTTTGAGTGGTCCCGGAACATTGACGATTACGGGTGTGGTAATTCCTGACGGAAAAGAAGTCACGGTAGGCGCGACATGGCGCGGAACGGCTCCTGCCGGGGCCTATTACGACATTACAAGAATAACGGCAACGCCAGTCTAAGATAAGGAACTAACATGAAACTGATTTGCGAAGTCACGGAAGAGATTAAGTATCTCAAAGAGGATATCGACGGTGAAAAGAAATACTTCATCGAAGGTATCTTCATGCAGGGTGACATTAAGAATCGTAATGGTCGCGTATACCCTAGCAGTATCATAGCCGAAGAGGTTGACCGATACAATGCGAATTACGTGACCAAGAAACGAGCCTTCGGAGAATTAGGGCATCCCCAAGGTCCGACAATCAACCTTGACCGGGTTTCGCATATCATTACCGAATTGAAGCAAGACGGCTCAAACTTTGTTGGTCGCGCTAAAGTCACGGATCATACGCCTATGGGCAAGATCGTCAAATCGCTTATGGATGAGGGAGCGACCCTAGGTATCTCTTCTAGAGGTATGGGGTCTTTGAAGGCGAATAGACAAGGTATCATGGAAGTACAGAACGATTTCAGACTGGCGACAGCCGGGGATATCGTTGCTGATCCATCGGCACCCTCAGCCTTCGTGAGAGGTATCATGGAAGGTGTCGAATGGGTCTATGATGTTGCTTCTGGTAGCTGGATCAGGGAAACGACCCTTGGTCAAATTGAGGAAGAAGTCAAGACCATGAATAGCAAGGAATTGGAAGAAAACGCTATCCGCCTATTCAACAAATTCATAAAGACTTTAACGTAAAAATCACAAATACATAAATACAACAGAATTCAACAAAGGAGTTTTTCAATGTCGGAACAACTTGACGAACTAAAAGCCACACGCGGCGAAAACGAGGTTAATGATCCCGTTCCTGCCGCTGGTGGTGCAGCGAAAGGTAAGAACCGCGCCGCAGATAAACATCAAAGCGTAGACCCGAATGCGGGTGAAGTCGAAGATGATGTAAAGACGCCGCAAGGGGATACCACAATCAAAAAGGCACCTAAGAGATTGGCAGACAAAGGTACAGTGAAAGAGTCGGTTGACGAAATGTTCGCCGGGCAGGATCTTTCCGAAGAATTCAAAGACAAGGTGACTGTCGTTTTCGAAGCTGCGGTTAACGAAGCTATTTCGAAAGAACATGGTCGTCTTGAAGAAGAATACGAAACACGTCTTGCCGAAGAGACTGACGTTGTTCTTAAAGACATTACCGAAAAACTTGATACGTATCTTGATGCGGTTGTCGAGAATTGGCTAGAAGAAAACTCGGTCGCTATTGAACAGGGTATCCGTTCGGAAATGGCTGAAAGCTTCCTGAATGGGCTGAAAGAACTGTTCACAGAACATAATATCGACGTACCAGAAGACAAGATCGACGCGATTGCGGAAATGTCTGAAGAAATTGAGCAACTGAAAGCAAAGCTTGATGAATCGGAAAATACTCAAATCGAATTGAACAAGCGTCTACTTGAAACAGAAATCAAAGACGTTTTCGAAGAGGTTTCGGAAGGTCTGGTCGAAACGAGCATTGAAAAGTTCCGTAGCCTGACTGAAGGTCTTGAATACAAGAATACCGATGATTTCAAACGCAAGATTTCGATTATCAAGGAAAACTATTTTGGTTCGAAATCTGTCGTAAAACCCGGCAACGATCTTTATGAGGAAGTTGAATTAGAAGAAGACGTGAAGAAAGTAGACCCCGAAATGGCGGGATACATCGAAGCAATTTCTAAATCAATTAGAAAATAAGATAACCTAAATAACCATAAGAAACAACACCATACAGGAGAGTTTTGATGTCTATCGAAGACCTAAAGAAAAAGTGGCAAGCTGTATTAGAACACAGTGAATTGCCGAAAATTGGCGACCATACCCGCAAGGGTGTTGTGGCTCAGCTTCTGGAAAATACGGAAGTTGCTATCAAGAATGGCGATATCACGTCACAAAACGGTCTACTGGCCGAAGCCGCGCCGACGAACTCGGTATCCGCTGGCGGTGTCCAGAACTATGACCCGGTTCTTGTGTCGCTAGTGCGCCGTTCGATGCCCAATCTTGTCAGTTATGATATTATGGGCGTTCAGCCGATGACAGGACCGACCGGACTTGTTTTCGCAATGCGTTCGAAATACACAAGCCCGGCAGGTACGGAAGCCTTCTATAATGAAGCGCAAACCGACTTCTCCGGTGCAGGGACACAAGCGGGAACAACTGGTACTGCCGCTACGGCAAATACTGGTACGTCAATGACCACAGCCGCTGCCGAAGCCCTTGGTGATAGCGCCAACAACGCCTTCCCTGAAATGGCGTTCGAAATCGAAAAGGTTTCAGTGACTGCCGGTAGCCGTGCCCTGAAAGCCGAATACACTACAGAAATGGCACAGGATTTGAAAGCCATTCACGGTCTGGACGCCGAGAAAGAACTTTCGAACATCCTGACGGCTGAAATTCTTGCCGACATTAACCGTGAAGCGGTTCGTACCGTTTACAATACCGCTAAAGCTGGTTCTCAGACTGGTGTTGCCGTCGCCGGAACATTCGACTTGGACGTTGATGCAAACGGGCGTTGGCTAGTTGAGAAGTTCAAGGGTCTGATGTTCCAGATCGAGCGTGAGGCTAACCAGATCGCCAAAGAGACTCGCCGTGGTCGCGGTAACATCATTCTATGTTCTTCAAACGTGGCTTCGGCTCTGACAATGGCTGGCGTGTTGGATTATACTCCTGCACTAAAAGACAGCCTGAATGTCGATGATACCGGAAACACGTTCGCCGGTACGATCAATGGCCGTTACAAAGTCTACGTCGATCCGTATGCCGGTGGCGAATACATGGTTGTCGGATATAAGGGCGCAAGTTCTTTCGATGCCGGATTGTTCTACTGCCCTTACGTGCCGCTGCAATTCGTACGCGCAATGGGTGAGAATACTTTCCAGCCGAAAATTGGCTTCAAAACCCGTTACGGTCTGGTCGCAAACCCGTTTGCCGAAGGTGCAGTAAAAGGTGCTGGTGCGTTGACCCCGAACAGCAACGTCTACTATCGCCGTTCGCTGATCAGCAACCTAATCTAATAAGAGATAGGTCAACTATCCGAAAAGGGGGCTTCGGCCCCCTTTTATTTTGCCCAAACATAGACAGCATTTCCACAATCCCAAACACGATCCCAATTGTTTGCTTTCATGTTTTCGTATTCGGTCAATCCATCATCAAAATGTTCCAACTCATTGACCAATTTGTGTTTCTGAAACTTGACCCTAGAATAGCACGATTGCGGTCTATCCTTATGGAAATACCAGTAGTTCGGGGGCGAATCCTTCAAACGTTCAAATCCGCATTTCTCATATACAGAACCGTTTCCGAAACGTAGATCAGCAAAGGTCAATATAGAGCCGGTGTCTATCATTCCCCGAAACGCCTTGAATAGTTTGGACGCCCCGCCGACAACCCTGTAATCCGAGTGCGATGTCATACGCACACATTCCCATTCTGCCTTGGATTTGAAACGTGGTCTGCCCATTGTCAGAACCATGACAAGCGTATCGGCATGATACAGCCCGATATGATAAGACCCACCTCTAGCACCTGAAAGGTGGTGAGTGTTGTGGAAATCTGCGGCTATATTCGATTCTATCAATACAGGTTTCGTCTTTCGCCCGTGGATACGGATCGTCTGTCCGGTCATGGTTCTAATCAGAGATAT